TCTTTAATTGTTTTACTTTAGCTTCCATGTTTTCTTCCATAGCAGTTATCTGACCAAGTTTATTCTGTAATGTATTTTTATCTTTGATCTTTTCTTGTAACTCCAATACTTGTTTCTCTAATGCTTCAGTCTTTTGTCTTGATCTTAATATAGTAGCTTGAGTCTTTTCTATCTCTGCATTATTCTTATCAATCTTTTCATTATTAGTTTGTTTAATCTCTTCAATAAACTTTCTCTGTACTTCTATCTTTTCTTTGATAAGATTAATCTCATATTTTAATTCTGTTATCTTTGTTTTATTTTCACTAACTTTATCTTTCAATATAACATTCATAGAAGAGAATATTTTTATATCTAATAAGTCTTCTATAATCTCTCTTCTTTGTGGTCCACTAAGTTGCATGAATGGAATAAAGCTACTTGATCCAAGTATAACTATTTGTGTAAATGATTTGAAGTTTAGTTTTAGAATATTAGTTTCTAAGTGTTCTTGATAGTCTTTACTATCACCTGTTTGGTTTATCAACTCATCATTAACATATATTTCAAATGGTTGAGATCCCCAAGTCTTTATACTTCTATGAACTTTGTATTTATTTTTACCAACAGTAAACTCTACTTCAATACTTGTACCTTTTGTATTGACACTATTTACTAATTGTTTCTTAGTTACTTTTCTAAATGGTCTGCTGAATAAAACATAACAAAGAGCATCTAGTATTGTACTTTTACCAGAACCATTCTCACCTACAATCAGAGTGTTTGGAGATCTTTTCAGATTAACTTCAGTCCAAACATTTCCATATGAAAGTAGATTCTTCCATCTTATCTTCTCAAATATTATCAACTATTACCTATACGTCAATATGCAACGCTTCATTATACAATGTACCCATAAGTGAAGTCAACTTCTTTTTATCCACTTCAGTGTCTATCTTATCGATATACTTTCTTAATATAGTCATAGTATCTTCAGCCTCGTCAATTAATTCTGCTTCACTTGTTTGATCCATATGTTTATGATCATCTACTATTGAAAGATTCTCAGGATTTGATTTGTATAGCTTATCTAAGAATACATCAAACCAATATGGGTTCTCTTTGTGTATGGTAACAACTTTTACATAAGTTCCTTTGAATGAGTCAAAGTCATGATCTGTGAGTTGTTCTAATGTTTTGTTCTTATCATTATAAAATATCTTATGGAACATCTTGTATGGGTTTACTATTCGTTCTATTTCTCTTGTCTTTAAATCTAATACATGGAAACCTTTTGGATCATTATAATCACTCCATGTTATTTCATATTGTGTTCCTAAGTAATGTATATTTTCTTGGCTCGACTTTGTGTGATAATGTCCTGATAAAACCATATCAAAACCTTCAAATACTTTCTTTTGTAATCCATGATCACTTATCATTTCTTTATTCATGTGGAAACCTTGAACTTCTAAATGTCCTAATGCTATCTGTGCTCTTGTACTTTTTATATGTTGTAAAGATGCTGTATAGTTTGAATTATTGATCCAAGGTATCAAACATAAGTCTGTTCCACCTAAGTTTATATCTGTTGCTTCGCTGTAGAACTTAGGATACCATGTACCGCTATCAGTTCCAAACAACTCTTGCATTGCGTTTATTTTATTTGTATTTCTATATGGTACATCATGGTTTCCAATAATAACATGGAAATCAATACCCATCTTTTTTAACTTATAGATGAAATCAGTTTTGAAACGATTAAGAATAATATAGTTGATAAATTTGCGCCTATCAACGATATCTCCCAAATGGATAACCGTCCTGATATTGTTCTTTTCAAGATAGGGAAAGAAAATATTATCATAAAACTTATGAAAGTACTCAAGAAAAGCAAGACTATCATTTCGTGCCCCCCAGTGTGTGTCATTTAAAATTGCAACTCGCATTTTGTGATTGTACCTTATTCTTTGTTTGGAGTCAACATTAAATCTACAGTTCGTTCTAAACTTTTTATTTGATCATCTGACAATAATGATATCTTGTCAAATATATCTTTTTTCTTAAATGTTGCTAATCCCATTCTACCTTTCTCGGATCCTTCCCAAGTCTTGTATTCTTTATTCTTCCTTTTTATTCTTTTTGACTCGCATACTATACAACTGTAATTAGTTGTATATCTTAATGTATTTCCACACTTCTTGCAAGGTGCTCCATTATAATGTATCTGTCCGTTATGAAAAGCATCATATCTAGCTCCTCTACCTTGTCTTGCCATTATCCTGAACTAAGAAATAAATTAAACATATCTTTTTCTTCCAGATACTTTCTATTCTCAATATGTTGTTTAACTATTTCATCATTACTTTTACCACTATACTCAACACCAATTTTATGATCTATCATAAACTGATTAATAGTAGTTTGTCTATCAGTAAGACTATCATATATTACAAACTCTCCAAGTACTCTACCATACTTACCAACTTTATCTTTATGTGTTCTGAGAACTTGTTTGGATCCTTCTGGAAGATAATGTAATACAACATCTTTAGCAAACAGTCCTGCTTTTTTTTCTTCTAAGTCTCTTGTTCTTGATTCAGGTGTATCAATTCCATATAATCTTACACGCTCATTATGTATCCACATATCAAAGCCCAAGTCGATATCGACATCAACAGTGTCGCCATCCACAACGCGTCTGATTGTGCAGTTGTATTCGTGCATACTTCCTCCTTTATTACTATGCCTCTTTCAAAACAAACTATTTTATTTCTTTTGATATTCTTTTGGAACTGTTCCATATCCTACTACTCTATCCCACTCTCTTTGAGCGTATCCTCTTTTATCAATTTTTTTCATTATACCTTCCTTTTCTTTATTTTTCTTCTTTTATTAGTTTCAAAATCAGAAATAAACTCATTCATATATTGTTGAGTCCATTCACTGACTTTTATTTCATCCTTAAAGTTTCGTGCATTGTCATGTTCTTGAGTCTCAGCTGTCTTATCAAATAAGTTAGTTTGTTCTGTCATCTTAAACTTGACGAATAGATGCTTCTTCTCTTTTTGGATTCTTCTTAAAAATGCATAATATATTATTTGTGTAAAGTATGCAAATGGATTATTACTTTTTTCTGGATTAAAATTATCAATGTATTGTAAACAGTTTTCTATACCATCACTAATCATTTCTTCTTTAAATGTATAGTTTACAAAGTTTGGTTTTCTTGCTAAGTGTGTTGCAATCTTCATAATACATTCTCCAACATAAGTTGGTACAATAGGTCTTGATTTGTTTTTAGTTTCTGCATTTTGAACACTCGCCTTATACTCAATCATAGCAGCTAAAAAGTCTTTGTTATTAACATATTCTTGTTTAGCTCTTCGTCCCATTTTTTTTCCTTTTTCTGTTGACTTTTTGTTTTTATAATGTAAAATAGCTGATGTAGCTGGCGGAAAGGACTAGGTATATTAATGGAAAGTAATCTTCTTATCAGGGTCATTTAATTCATCCATTATCTCATCTAGCTTAGACTTCTCTTCACCTTGTGTCATCTTATCTATTATTCTTTCTAATTGTTCACGCGCACCATCAGGCTCCTCTGGATCCTCCATACCTGTAATAGCATTAGCAGCTGCTTCTACTTTAGTTCTTGGTTTATAATTTTTTATTTTATCGGTAGTTTTGTTATAATACTCTAATACAACCGGATGTGTATTACAAACAGTTACTACATGCCTTTTATTAATTGGAATTCTATCTCCATATTTCCATGGTACCCATTTAACAAAAGCCATGCCCATATGTGTTGTATTAGTTAGTGTAACTATTCTTTGTGGATTTTTTATTTTAATTTCAGAAGTTCTCAAACTAGCAATATCAACTTCTCCTACTACATCATCTCCATTAGATAACTTAACTAACTTTGTTACATATTGGTGTGTCATTTAATCTCCATCTTGTATAGTTTATAATCAAACTTTTCTTCATTATAAATTTTTACTCGTTCGCTAAAATGTTTTAATGTATAATTAATGTGACTCTTATATCTTAAATCGTCACTTATATCTATCAATCTCGCTTTTTCTTTTTTCTCGCCTTTCCTGAGACCCCTACCGATACTTTGGAGATTCCGAATTTTTGACTTACTCGGCGAAGCAAAGATGATATTGTGGAGATTACGTATGTTAACACCTGTGCTAAAAGTGCCAAAACTTGCAACAATAATTGAATTATCTTCAGTCTCTGCGATTGCTCTAATTTGTTCTCTAGTTTCGGCATCAGTTCCTCCATATACAAAAAATAGTTTTCTATCTTTATCTTTTCGTGTTAATATTAAATCATGTATTGTCTTGCCGTGATCAATTAAATGAAACAATACTAATGTATTTCCTTCTTGTGCTTCGCATACTCTACTTATAAATTTATTTCTTGGTTCATAAGTTGTAATAAAATCTATCTCATCTTGATACTTCATATCTTTGACTCTCTTACAAATATCTTCTGGATACTTTAAGGTAATACATTTAATTAAGAAGTCAGCTAAATGTTTATCATCTATGAGTTTCTTAGTTGTTACAGGTTGAAAGACAGGACCAAACAAACCTTCTAATACTAACTTATGTGTTTGGGATCCATCTAATGTTCCTGTAAAACCAAATCTATATTTTGTATTCTTTAACTTCTCCATTATCTTAGTTAAACTTTTTGCTTTATATAAATGAGCTTCATCTCCTATAACTACATCAAACTGATCAAACCAATCATTAGGTTGATTATATATTGATTGCCAAGTACTAATAACTATTCTATCATCTGTTGTCTTTTCCTTACCACTCATTATAGTATGGATAGCTTCTTTACAATTATAACTTTCAAAATCTGTTTTCATCTGATAAACTAAACTTGTTGTTGGAACAACTACTAATACTTTATCCTGTTTATAGTGCTGTGTCAACATATAAATTACTAAACTCTTACCACTAGCCGTGGGTGACAATATAAGTCGTCTCTGAGCGTTTATACAGGTTCTAAACGTT